CAACAGCTGCTGATGCTCTTACCAACATCCTTAAAAAGATTCCGATCCCTAACGGTCGGGCGATTTTCATAGGGTGATGCATGGCTAGACTATTTTTAACACCAAGAGAAATTGATTTTATCAACGATATCAACAAAGAACTGATCAAAGATGTCGTGGGTCAAAAGATCTATTACTATACTGTGCGCCCAGACGTTACAAACGTGCACGATGTGTACGAGGAGGCGCCGGACAAAGTTTTCGATCCTCCCATCGAAATTGAGGCCAGAGTGGAATATCAGCCGGAAGACAACCGCATCAACCGATTTGGCGTAGAAGAATTTTATTCTATTGAAGTTTTCTTACACAATCGCGACCTGTTAGATCGCAATATTGACGCCAAAATCGGCGACTATTTTTCTTACGACGCCACCTTTTTCGAGATCATTCAGCACCAAGTTGAGTCCCATGTTTATGGTCAGATTGAACATTCCATCGGCGTTAAATTGATGGGCAGACAGGCCAGACTGGGTCAAATCGACAAGACTCCCAATGGACCCACATCAGAGTCTTATACAGATCCAGATGCCGTTCAAGAGACTTTCGTACAGCAGAGAGGCTTCGAGGAAAATCGCCTTGGGCCCACTGGTGACATTCGAGCGCTACAAGAAAAAGGCGTGCTGACGGAACCCATATCAGGACCGGCAGAAGTTTCAGAACGCGGAGATCCGGAAGATGTCGGCTCTGCATTTTACGATGAGACCTGATCATGAGCACGCGTGAGACACTAGAAGCGCAAAGGGAAGGTGCACTACCTGTTGCCGGCGAAAATGCATCAGATGCCCTTGTAGAGCTACCGAAATGCACCATAGAAGATATTGATCGGGCCGTCTTTGACCTATTTGATACTGACCTGCCGCTCTATTACACCTACAAAAATCAGACTAAAAAGATGCCAGTGGTGTTTGCTGCCGGCGAAAGATTTGCTTTGATTGCGCGCAAAAAGCCGCTGAGAGACAAGAATAACGCCCTGATTCTACCGGTGTTGTCAATCATGCGAACTTCTGTCATGGCCGAAAATGAGATGGGCCTGGCTTCAAATCAGGCTGTGCCTCACATCATTCGTAAGAAGCTATCTCATAAGGATGCGGCGTATCAGCGCATTGTCAACAAAGCCAATCTTAAAAATTCAGACGATCTTCCAGCCACCGATGCTCTTTTGCAGTCAGACAGGACTCAGCCACTTACTGGTGCCAAGCCAGGCCGAATTGCTAGCCGTAGGGAGCCTTATCCGTCTAGCCAAAGTATTCGTCGAGGACAATTGTTGACCAAAGATATTGGTGATAACATTTTTGAGGTTATTGAAGTTCCTCCGCCTCAATTCATTACAGCATCCTATGAGATTACGATTTGGGCTCAATATGTTCAGCAAATGAATGATATTACCATGGCTATCACTACAAATATGCAGAGTTATGCTGGTCGAACTTTTAGGCTAGAGACCAAGAAGGGATACACTTTTGTAGCTTATCTGGACTCAAACTTTGATCCGGGCAATAATTTCGATGATTTTACCGATGATGAAAGAATCATTAGGACTAGTTTTAGTCTTAAAGTACCGGGTTACGTTTTGGGTCAGTCTTATCCAGGCTCTCCCAATCGTCTTAGAAAAACAATGTCAGCACCTCAAGTTAATTTTGAAATGATAGTCATTAACGAAGGTAAAGATATTGCACCGCAAAATGTAGGATCACCTAGTGGTTCACCGGATGATTATATTTTAGACGATCGATCAATTAATGCTCCACTCCCCGGGCAGTCGATAGCCGGAGTTAATGCCAATTCAATATCAGATCCTCGAAATCCTGGTGTATTAAATGCAGAAAAGCAAGATACTGCCTTGATTGGAAACGTAAGCAACGATATCGTGGTACAGCCGGCCAATTTTACTAGCGGCTCAGTAGAATATGGCGGTAGTGGAACACCGATAAGAAATAACATAGTTGTGATGGAAAAAAATCCCCTGACCGGCAAAGAAGAGGAACAAAAAACTTACTTGCGCACAAGAACGAGCAGAAATGGAGAAACAGTTTACAGGGAGATTATCTAATAATCGATTTTGTAAAAATCATTTTGAACAAATTTCATTGTATTCTGTGTTCGACTTGATATTTAGAGAAGAGCTTCGAGACTGAAGAACAGGAGAAGACATGGCAGAGCAAACATTCAGATCGCCGGGATTTTTTGATCAAGAAATTGATTTGTCCGGCAGACAAGTTGAAGCCAGCGGTATTCCGGCCGGTGTAGTCGGCACCGCGGAAAAAGGCCCGGCCTTTGTGCCGGTTACGGTAGGCTCCTTTGCTGACTTTGAGACAAAATTTGGCAGCCTAGACCCCAAGAGATTTGGACCTTACGCCGTGCAAAAGTGGTTGGAAAACAGAACTGCATGCACTTATGTCAGGGTTTTGGGTGCTGGAGCCAATGAAACAGCCACTCAAATTTCAGATACCAAAACTGCTGGCATTGTTTCGAATGCAGGCTTTGTAGTTTCAGGAACTGTCGCTGCAGATGGAACTGTGGTGAGTTCTGAGGGCGATGTACAGTTTATTGTAGCAGCACATGATGCATCAACAAATGAAGCTTCTGGTTTTCCAGTTCTGACTGATAATAGCAGCATTCAAGATGCCAGTAAAGCTTTTCTTGTTCGCGGCATGGTAATGTTGGCTTCTGGCACTAGACTTCTTACGATTGACAACGATGCTTTTTATTCTTCGGTCTCAACAGAAGCGCAAGTTGGAGCAATTGCTGGTTCTCCTCTTACGCAAGCAAAATATTTTAAGCTTGTTTTAAGTTCTTCAGCAGATACTTTTGGAAATGATGAATCCGAAGCAGGAATCAGAATCTTAACCGCTTCTTTGGATCCCAACGACGGCGTTTATATTGGCAAAGTTCTCAATACAAATCCTTTGAGATTTCAACAAGAACAGCATCTACTTTATCTTGATTGCGCAGTTGAACATGATTTGGCGCCCGTAATTTCCTCGACGGCATACAAAACAGTTTCTGTAGTTTCCGGATCTGCTCTTACTAGTGCTGACTCTGGGCTTTCTACTGTGCCTTTTGAGTCTCTCTTTGGAAGATTCGATACCAGATATACTACGCCACGCACGACGTCATTTATCTCACAGCCTTATGGTGAAGCGGAATACGATTTATTTCACTTTGAAACAATCGATGATGGCGCTTATGCAAACGAAAAATACAAAATTTCAATTGCAGCCGTCAAAGCTTCTACTAATAAAAAGCAACCATTCGGCTCTTTTGAAGTTCAAGTCCGAGCTTTTGACGATAGTGATACCAACTCGGCGATTCTAGAAAGGTTTCCAAATTGTTCGCTGGATCCCACGTCGGACCGATATATTGCTCGACTCATTGGCGATAAAAAAGTTCGATTTGATTTTGATCAGGAAGATCCGGAAGAACGTCGCTTGGTCGTCACTGGAAAATATCCCAACGTTTCAGCACGAATTCGCGTGGTGATGAATGAGCAAGTCGAAAGATCCCAAGTGCCAAAAGATGCACTGCCCTTTGGGTTCCGTGGTGTTCCAGTTCTTAAGACGACTGATTCTTTGACAGATTCAGCTACAGCTTTGGCAGTGGGTGGCACAACATACGGCGATGCAGCCATCAATAGAACTGCTGATGCTCCAAGCGGGGCAACTGGTTCAATCATGCCTCCGATGCCTTATCGAGTCAAAGTTACTCGTGGTGCAGTTGCTTCTGGAGCGGGATTTTTAGGAAATCCTGGCGATGACGAAAGAGTTGACAGCAGATTTTATTGGGGTGTAAAAACAACTCCTGTTCCTGTAGATTCTACAACTGATGCAATTTTTGGTATTACAGACGCTGTATTAAATGCGAATGTTGGTACTGGCATTAATCCGCTGGTTAGGGCTTACACCAAATTTCAAGGCATTGAAAAGCTTGATACACTTGTTACCGGATCAGGCAAAGACGTCTTTAACGACAATAAATTTACTCTCTCAAGGGTTGCTCTTTATAATGCGGCTACAGCTCTTTCAGACGTTACAGTTCAAGTAACTGGAACAGCTGGAGAACATATGCTTGAAGCTGCTTACGTCAGAAATGGAGCTCCAAATTCAGTGACTTATACTGTCGATGATGGCACCGCCGGCGGGTCAAATAGAATTACGCTAGCGTCTCTAGTCGCAACTTCTTCAGCACTCTTCAACAGGTTTACCGGTTTCGCTAAGTTTACTAATGTATTCTACGGCGGATTTGATGGCGTGAATATTCTCGATGAAGACATGTTCTACTTCCGAGATCGATCGCTTTCTGCTGACACGGGCGGAAAAAATGTTGAAGCTGCAGCCACTCAAAATATTGGATTGAAAACAAACCCATCTGGTTTTGGCCGCAGAAATAACCAAGTATTCTCCCTGAGAGAAGGCATCGATATTATATCGAACCCAATATCTACCAGGATCAACCTCCTGGCAGTACCTGGCGTCAGAGAGCCTTACGTTACTGACCATGCTGCTGAAGCCGTTAAAGACTACGGCTTGGCCATGTATGTCATGGACGTGCCAGAATACGACAAGGACGCTGCGCGTCTCTATGACAACTCAACAGGCCGATCTAATGTTTCCAACACGATCGATCAGTTCGAGTCGCGTGTCATCGACAACAACTATGTGGCAGTTTACTTCCCAGATGTGACCATCGATGATGACGTCAATAATCGCGTGGTTGAAGTTCCGCCTTCAGTCGCAGCTCTCGGAGCTCTCGGATTCAACGACCGAACTCAGCAGG